TCCCTATCCTGATATGAGTCTTGGACAAGCTGCTATGCAATCTCTCCGCGCCTCGTTACTGAAGAAATTCAGCGATAAGGTTAAGAAAGATGCTGATCAGCGAGCCCTAACACTTTTCTTAAGCATTAACGAAAGGTGTAAAGACTTTAAACTCGATGTATCCGGTTGTACCAACATTGCCGCCATTGCAATAGGAGAAGCGAAGGATTTTATCTATCGCATGTTTCATCCAAGAGACCAATCTGAGGGAAACCTCAGACGGTTGACCTTGGCTGAAATCTCCAGAAGGCTTGGCGTCGGTAATGGTGCTAACATTGGAGCCTTTAGTACCGACTTTTTGTCAAAGGTTGGTACGAGCAAAATGTTAGCTGCAGATAGAAGACTGCACTATTTATATGTGCAGGCTATATCGTGTGACCCGCTTTGGTCTAGCGTTGAGTCTACTAGATCGAAGTTTAGGGAAACTGATGTAGTTCTAGGAAGTCGCCTTAGTTTTGTTCCTAAGACAGTGGAAATAAGCCGTACCATATGCACTGAGCCCCTTTTGAATATGTTATTTCAGAAGGGTATAGCTTCTGTCCTTGAAGAATTGCTTGTCGAGACAAGTGGTATCAGTCTCTCTAAGCAACCTGATTGGAATAGAAGTTTAGCTCGGCTCGGGTCCGTGAGTGGTAAGTTTGGAACTATCGACTTATCATCAGCTTCAGACTCGATGTCTACTAGTCTGGTTAGCGAGTTCTTCCCTAAACATGTTTTTGACATGCTGGTAATGACTCGTAGCCCTTACGCCATCCTTCCAGATGGAGCTAGTGTAGAGTTGCATATGATATCTTCGATGGGGAATGCTTTTACTTTTCCCCTTCAAACGATATTCTTTACGGCCCTAGTTTACGGTGCCTACAAAGCATTGGGGTACTCATTCCTCAAGCCCAGTAGACAGTCCTCGGGCAACTTCGCCGTTTTTGGCGATGATATCATCTGCTTGACACAGGCTTATAACCTAGTCGTGCAGCTGCTGTCATTATGCGGTTTCGAGGTTAACGTAAACAAGTCCTTTAATTCAGGACTATTCCGTGAGTCGTGTGGCCACGATTATTTTCGTGGTCGCAACATCAGAGGCGTCTATGTTAAGACGCTGAAGATGGAAGGCGATAGGTATTCCGCAATCAACCGGCTGAACCGTTGGTCGGCTACTTGGAGCATACCTTTGCCTGCTACCATACATTGTCTTCTTAGGGGTCAGCGTTTTCTGCCGATCCCTTTAGACGAGATGGATGATGCAGGAGTAAAGGTACCATTTAGCTTTCCGTTTAAGAAGAGAAGAAACTTGTATACTGGGGCGTTCATTTATCGCTTCCTGTATAAGTCTCCAATCTCCTATTCGGTGACCGATGTTTTGGAAAAGCCTCCGAAGCTTCGTGGCTGGATTAATAACCCAGACGCGGTGTTGCTGGCGGCAGTTGCGGGTACCCTTAGGAAGGGCAAGGTTGTAATTCGTTCTTCTGAACACAGCCGAGCCCTACTTAGAGTGCGATCCAGTTCTAGTTGGGATTGGGTTCCACCCGACTCAGCAGAGATGCTGAGGTACTGCGGAGAGGGATGGAAGTTCCTTTTCGAGCTAAATCTAACCTTTTTCAAGGTTTAGCAAAGAGGCC